AAGTGGGCACAGTATCAGGCCAAAGCAGGTCGTGGCGTCAGCTATGAGATTGCAGCCAAGACAGCAACAGATACAAAGTTAAAGGCTGAATTCCAGGCAGAAAAAGAACGCATGGACAGCGACAAGAAAGCCATTGCCGAAGAAGCACGAGCCATGGAAGCCGCTCGAGAAGAAGCTAAAAAGTCTAGCCCATGGATTGGTTACGCAAGTACAGCATACCAGTTGGCAATTGTTGTGTTGTCTGCAAGTATCCTTGCAGTTAGTATGGGCATGTTCTGGGGCAGTTTTGTGGTAGCAGGCATTGGTATAGTATTAAGTCTAAATGGCTTATTTCTTTGGTTCTAAAACAATAGGAGAAAATTATGTTAGATATTTTATTATGGATAGCAGTTGGAGCATTTGTAGGGTGGAACTTTCCTCAACCGTTTTGGGCCAAGGCAATCCAAGCAAAGATTCAAACAATGTTGGCCAAAAAACAATAATGCAAATAGGAGCAAAATAAAATGGCAGAAGAAAAAGATAGCGGTAGCAATACTGATTGGATGCAAAAACTATGGCGTCCAGCAATGGGTTGGATGTACATGTTGATTTGTCTATTAGACATGGCAATATTTCCAATTTTATGGTCAGCGTTACAAGCATACATGCACATGCCGATCACGCAATGGAATCCGTTAACACTACAAGGTGCCGGATTGTTCCATATCGCAATGGGTGCTGTGTTAGGTATTGCGGCATTTGGTCGTACACAAGAAAAGTTAGCAGGCACTGCGGCTAATCCAACAGCAACATCAAACACGCAAAATTTTAACATGAGTGGCAACGTATCAGGAGGATTTGGAAGTGGATCACAAGCACCCAGCGGCTTTGGCAGCAATACAACATTTGGCGCACCGGCGTCAGGCGGATTCAGCGCACCCAGCGGTTTTGGTTCACCAGCGCCAAGCGGCTTTGGCGGAGGCGGCTTTGGAAGCGCACCTTCAACATCGAGCTTTGGTGGAAATCCAAGTTTTGGAACGCCAGCGACTGGGCCAACAGCCGTAACAGGATTCGGATGTAAGCCAGCTCCTGTACAACCACAACATCCGGAGATTTAATATGAAAAAAGCAATAGTACTATTATTAGTAGGTTTTATGGCAACATCGGCATTTGCTGAAGCAGAAGTCAAAGAAGTATGTAATGACAAAACTGATGCAAAAGGACAAGTTGTCAAAGGCAAAGATGGCAAGCCAGTACAAGTTTGCAAAAAAATCAAAGTACATAAAAAGTTCGAAGGCGAAAAAGTACCCACTAAATAAAAATATTATTCAAGGGAATTAGTCAATGAAAAGTCCACAAATTAAACTTGGGCACGTGGGTGGTATATACTCTCGTATGATGATGTTTGAAAAAGGCGATGTTGAACAAGGGCATACACATCACTATGATCATTTAACATTATTAGCCAGCGGCATTGTAAAAGTCACTGTCGAAGGTAAAGACACTGTCTTTAAGGCACCGCACATGTTGGTTATTGTTAAAGATAAAGTACACAGGATCGAAGCACTAGAAAATGGTACTGTTGCTTACTGTGTGCATGCTATTCGAGATTCAGAAGGAAACATCATGGACCCAGATATGCTGCCAGCCAGTGGCGAACCTTGGCGTCCGGGACTATTAGCCGAGCATGGAGCAAAGGAACCAGAAGTTCGATCAGTGGAGTGATCTTTACATGTCGAACTAAAGACAGTATAATTAAAACATACTGTCTTTTTTTATGAAAAATTATTACGCTACCCTAGGAGTAACTCACACTGCTACACCCGATGAAATCAAGCGAGCATATCGACGGCTTGCCAGTCAGCATCATCCAGACAAAGGTGGTGACACTACTAAATTTCAAGAAATTGAAGAAGCGTATCGTACACTGAGTGATCCACAAAAACGTCAAGCACACGATAATCCAACCCCATTTGGCCCGAGAGGTCCACAAAATGGTTCTTTTGACTTTGATTCTATTTTTAACACGTTTGGTGCACAATTTAATGTTAATAATGGCGGTAGACAACGGCCAATGATGAGTCATTTGCGTATGAGTTTATGGATAACATTAGCTGACGCAGTACGGGGCGGTCTGCAAACAATCAGCATAGGAACACAGCAAGGAACGATTGCTGCCGAGATAACTATACCTCCTGGAGTGGGTGACGGGGACACTGTACAGTATTCAAATTTAGGCCCAAACGGCATGGATCTTGTTATAACATTTAAAATACATCCAAACCCTCGTTGGGAAAGACAAGGCAACAATTTGCTAACCGAGCAGGCAGTATCAATTTGGGATTGTATACTAGGTGGCGAAACCGAAGTCAGAGATGTCTTAAATAATACATTAACTATATTGATTCCAAAAATGATTCAACCCGGAACAACGCTAAGACTTAAAGGCAAAGGCATTACTCAGTCTGGCATATCCGGAGACATGTTAATTAAAATACAGGCTCGCTTGCCAGATAACATTGATTCAGAGTTGTTGGAAAATATTGAAAAATTCAGGAAAAACTAACCAGATTTCTTGCAATTTAAATTGATATAATATACAATACAAATATAGTTTAACCGAGGGCATACATGCAAAATAATCCAGAAATCGAACAACTAATTGAAACCTCAGTTGGTATTGCTAAACATAAACAGCATGAATATGTAATGACCGAACATTTGTTACTGGCATTACTGCGACATTCGCCATTCCAGAAGGTACTAAAAGTTTACGGTGTTGCAGTTGAGTTATTTGACAACGAGCTCGATGCTTATCTTAACTCTTTACCACGTCGAAACAGAGACGATGGGTCACCTGCTAAAAAGACCAATGGTCTTGAGCGTGTTTTTAATCGAGCACTAACACAGGTATTATTCACTGGTCGCAGAGCCATGACTACCCTGGATTTGTATCTAGCCATTATGGCCGAAACCAACAGTCATGCACACTACTTCTTGCTCAAGTATGGAGTTAAAAAGATTGAATTTGCTGAGTTTTGGCAAAAGCATTATAGTCACGGTGACGTTAAACTCAATGACCAACAGGCCAACGAGATTCTCGCCGAGCACTGCACCAATCTTACAGCATTGGCACAAGCTAACCGACTTGAACCAATGATCGGACGCAGCCAGGAACTCGACGAAATGATCACTGTATTGGCTCGTAAGTTTAAAGCCAATGTGCTTATGATAGGCGATCCCGGAGTAGGCAAAACTGCCATTGTAGAAGGACTAGCACAAGAGATCCATGCCGGGCGTGTGCCAGAATTTATCAAAGGGCACGAAGTCTGGGGCTTGGAAGTCGGATCGTTGTTGGCCGGCAGCAAATATCGTGGTGAGTTTGAAGAAAAGTTCAAGCAAGTTATCCAAGCATTGGAAACTAAAAAGAACTGCATTTTATTCATTGATGAAGCACATACCATGAAAGGTGCAGGTAGTTCAAGTAATAGCAGTCTTGATTTTGCCAACATGCTTAAACCTGCAATCACCAAAGGTAACTTGAAAGTTGTAGCAAGTACAACGTGGGAGGAATACTACGAGAGCTTTGAAAAAGATCGTGCATTGATGCGACGATTCCACAAAGTCAGCGTAGATGAACCAAATGCCAGTGTCACTGAACAAATTCTTATTGGATTGAGTCCAAGGTTAGAACAATTCCACAATGTCATGATTGACACCGAAGCCATTGCAGCCGCTGTTGATTTGGGCAATCGCTATATTCATGACCGTAAAAATCCAGACAAATCAATTGATTTACTCGACGGTGCTTGCGCCAAAGAGCGTGTAAAAGATGCTGGCAATGTAACCATTAACAAGACCATGATCATGGAACAACTCAGCAGGGTAACTAATGTTCCGCTTGATCGGTTGCAAAATGAAAGCAGTACTAAAATTGTTGATCTTGAAACTAATATCAAGCAAAAGCTCTACGGTCAAGATGAAGCAGTAAATGCAGTACTGGACCGTGTGTACATTAATTTCTCGGGTATTGGCAATGAGAAACGCCCGATCGCCAGTTTCTTGTTCCTTGGCCCAACAGGCACAGGTAAAACAGAGTTGGCCAAGTTGCTGGCTGAGAATCTAGACATGCAACTGCTCAAATATGATATGAGTGAATATCAAGAAAAACACACAGTGAGTAGTTTGATTGGTGCTCCACCTGGATACGTGGGGTTCGAAGATGGCAATCTTGGCGGTGGCAAACTAATCAGTGACATCAGCAAGAATCCATTTAGTATTATTTTGTTTGACGAAATTGAAAAGGCACATCCTGATGTCATCAACATCATGTTACAGATGCTGGACGAAGCAAGGATTACCAGTTCCAATGGCAAAACAGTAAATCTTAAAAACTGCATCATTATCGTGACAAGTAACTTAGGTGCTCGAGATAATGAAAATAATAACATCGGGTTTGGACAAAGCCTTGAACGCACAGGCGAAGAAGATCGTGCAATGAAAGAATTCTTCAAACCAGAATTACGCAATCGTATTGATCAAATCTGTAAGTTTACTAAACTTGATAAATTGGCTATTAAGAAGATTGTAATTAAATTTGTTGATCAGCTTCAATCAAGTTTAAATGCTAAAAACATCAAACTAATTTTAGCAGAACCAGTCATTGACATGCTGGCTGAAAAAGGCTACGATCCTAAAATGGGTGCAA